CGTATTTGCCAACGAACGGACGTTGACGCGGACTCGCTTGGTCATGTGATTTCCCCTATTCCTCGTCGTCGTCGCCGAAGTCGCCGGGGGCCTCAATCGGGCCGTGTCCGGTGACTTCGCGGATTTCGTTTTCGTCATAGACCTCGGTGCCGGTCTTCTGGTTGATGCCCGCCATCTTGTCCGCGCGAGCGATCTTGTCGGACATGTCGGCCTCGGTCAGATCAGCCCATTGCAGCCGCCAGTCCCGTTCGGGCAGGATGCCGACCCGCTCAAGACGCTGCACCAAGGACGTGATGCCGGGAATGACCCAGTCATTGCGACGGCCCATGATCGTGCGCGCCCACTCGTCCGCGTCCTCTTTGCTGGCGCGCTCCCCGGTCTGCATCCCCACAAGGATCTTCACCGGGATTTCCATGGACGCCGCGAAATTCTGCAGCGGCGCCGCGTAGAAGTGTTCCGGGCTGGGCAGGGTCACGCCAAGCGTTTTCGCGGACATGCCCTGCAGCATCAACAGCTTGTCGAAACCTTTTTGCCAGTCCTCGACACCCTCGTTCAGCGCATCCACGACCTCGGCCTCGTCCACTCCCATGGCCTTGGCCATCTCGGCCAGCTTGGCCTCTTTGTCGACCTCCAGCACCGGTGCGGATTTTGCGTTTTTCCAGAAGCCCTCGCCACCGGCACCGACAATCTTCTCAAGGGTCAGCAGGTCATTGTAACCCGGCTCCAAGGCGGATCGGTCATGCACGTCCCCAGTCTCAGACCAGATCAATACACGATCCGGGTGGACCTCGAATGCGCGGTTGCGACCTTGCGCCTGTGACCCGACTTGCGCTTCGTTGAAGCTAAACATTTTCGGATGCCCATAGGTCTCCGACCGCTCATCATCGTCCCACGAAGCGACGGTCAACTGGCCCTCCCATGCGGGAATGATCTCGACCAGACCTTCAAGGCCGCCGGGTACAGTGTCCACCGACTCCTGAAACCGCTTGCCGTCCGCGAAGCGCATGATCACACCCGCGTAGCGCCCGACCATCCCCCGCTTGTCCGCGTCCGCGATGCGCTGCCAGAACCGGATTGTATCCAGCCACTTGCGAATGTCGGCTTCAAGCGCGGTCTCTTCGTTGCCGTCTTCCCTCGCCTCGCGCAAGCGGGGGTAGGTCTCCCAGGTCTTGCGAGCCGTCTTCTTGATCGCGGCACGTGCGATGCTGTTGCGGCAATAGGCGTCGTAAAGCTGCCCGAAGGTGACCGACTCCGGCCACCCGAAGTCCCGGTAGTGGTTATGCTTGATGTCCGGAAAGTATCCCGGAAACATCGCGTCTAGGCGACGGGTCGCGGATGCGATTGCATTCACCAGCATGTCCTTCGGGTGCATCGTCATCTAGGCTTCTTTCTCAGGAACATGCGGGCTTGGGGTCCGGTCTTGATCACGGGCCAAAACGCCATCACTACCGCGTCGGCAAGGTTCGGTGAGCGAGTTCCAGGGGGTGATTTATCCACCACCAACTTGAGCGCCCCGGTTGTTCGGCTGGCCGTCGCCTGGCCAAGCTCTTTCTGCAATTGCCGCAGTTTCGGCAGCGTAGACGGCAGGCTGATCAGATCCTCTGCCGGATAGTCGATGCCCTCATGAACGGCGCGATAGGTTCGCTCAAATCGCCGCCGCAGTTGCCACCAACCCTGAGCCTTCAAGTTGGCATAGAAATCCTTGTTGATCGGCGTGTTCCGGTCTTGCGGGTCAATGTGCTCATCCGGGTTCAGCACCCCTGCCCCCGCAGACCACGGCACAAACGTAATGCCCGGCGGCAACTCATCTACCGAGGCCAGCCGATTTGCCTCCGCCTTGACGCCGGCGCCAACGCCCACGCTGTCATACTGGACCTCAACAGGCCCGATTCCCGAAACGCCCTGAACAGCCCGGCGCGCGGTCTCGCCTGTGTCGCCCTCACCCCAATCCTCAACCGACTGCAGCACCGGCCCCTTGCGCAACGCCAAGGCATTTCTGTCGCCCCCTTCGTCCGCCACGTCCAGTCCCGCGACACTCGCGCCCTCAGCGTCGAAGCTCAGGGCCGTGTGTGCGTCTATGGCCGCCGTCACCCAGGCCGCTGGGATGATCACACCATCAACAGATGCCGCGTAGTTTCGATCAACCTCCTGCGCGAAAACGTGCAACAGACCATCCGCCTCGGCCTTCTTGCGTCGCGCCTGATACCAGTCATCTGTCTTCTCCGGATGGTCTCGCCAGTCCATCACAAAGACATTGGTCTTACCTTTTATTGCCGGACCACCTGTCCATTCGACCCCGGCCTCGCGTCGGCGGTGGAACACGTTGCCCAGACCGTTGACGCTGGAGATGTCAATCTGCACGCGGGTGTTGTCTGCCAGCGCCGCTTCGATCTTCTCCGGGCGTTCGTAATGGGCGCTTTCATCTTTGAAATAGATCAGCTTACGGCCGCCGCGCCCGATGTTGTCTCCTGCCTCCCCGGTGATGGTCGCGCCGCTTTGCGGGTTGACGATCCGCATGTATGCCATGTGATCAGTCTCATTGAATCCATCCGGCCAGAACTCTCGCGGCATCCCCCGAATGAGCATTCGCATCTTCTCGAAGATGCTGTCTGGGTCTCCGATCTTATCGACCAGCTGTTCCTTGCGTGACCCCCACCCAACGGCGGCGCCATCCCAGAAGCGCCAAAGCCAAACCGAGACCGCGCAGCAGACCCAAGTGGCCCCCATGTCGCGAGCCTTTTCCATCAGCCCGTTTTCTTCGCCACGCAGACAGGCAAGTATGAACTCCACCATCTCCGCCTGTCGCTCAAACAAGATGAACGGCATCTTCGCCGGCGTCTGCTTGCCCGCGTTGCGCGGATCATAGGTATCGAGCCAGTGATTGATAAATTCGACCGGATGTGTCCGATAAAACTCCATGGCGCCGGCCATCAAGGCCGGGTCGCCACGCATCCTGAGAAGCTGGTTTTGCCGCCAAGCCCAGACCGAAACGTAATCAGGCGGCCAATTATCCCTCGTCGTCGTGCAAGGTGGCTGCATAAGCCTCTGCCGCTTCCTGCGGCGTCATCTCGCTCGTGACCATGCGAACCGGACCCCCACCCGCGCCGGTGTGCTCCTTCTTGTCAGCAAGCCCCAAATCGCGGGCAATGATGTTCGGATTGAGCAAGTCGGCAGCCGCGCCGGTGAACTTCTGATCCCGAATGATCCGCTCAACTCGCGTGATGATCGGGATTAAATCCGACCGATCAGACTTCCATCCGCGCCACGATGTTTCGTCTATATCCAGAAAGATGCAGAGACCGCCGATGGTCATGGCGCGCATCTTTGCAACCGGCTCATGGGTCGCCACACCCTGGAATATAACGAGCTTATCCTCCCAAAGCGGGTTCGCCTCCACCCACTCGAAATACTCAACACATGCAGCCCAAAGGCTTTCTGGGTCTTTGAACTTGGGCTTAGGCCCTGCGGTGCTGCGCGCCTCCCAAATGCGGTTGCCCGGCAGGAAGCGCCCCGCTTCATCCCGGTCGCTCATGGTGTTGCCTGTGATGCTAGTGTGATCCACGCAATGCGCAGCACTTGGCCTGACGCTATTCCAGTCCGGCCCGATGGTCCGACCGCAGGCTGGTGCTGGTGCGAACCACTCCCGCTATATGCGAGTTGGTCGAGAATATGCACACCAATTCCCCGCACGTCAACCCGACCGCCTCACGTCCAGCGGATCGACCTGCACCGTGATTCCGCCCATGTCCATCTCGATCTTGGGGTGGACGTCGTGCGCTGCCTGCACAACGCGCCGGAATTTACCGCAGAGATCGGCGAAGGGACCGCCGATGATATCCAGAACCTGTCCGGCCATGAACGGCTCCACCACCACCTCGGAACATCGGCGCTTCTGATCTGCAAGCCGGTATTGCGTCTCCACCACCTTGCGGAAGCTCTCGTATCCCCGCACGCTGGCACGACTGAGCATCGCCATCGTCGGGGCAAGGTGCTTGACCTGCCGTGCCTGGTGGAACTGTTCCGCGTCCATGGTGGCGAAGATGTAGTTGGGCAGCACCGGCAATTCCGTGGCGCGCGGACGGCGGTCCTTACCGACGCGCTTCCACTCGATCCTGCGCCCGCACCATGCGTCTATGCCAATGCATGCCAGGTCTCTGGCCACGTCGAATTCCCGGCCTGTGTGGGCGTAGATCAGGTAGGTCGGTGATGTCATGCCGTGCCTCGGATGGCGCGGCGGGGGCCTGGCCGGGTCAGGGTGGCACGAGCAAGCGAGGTGGGCAAGTGGGTCAAACCGGGGTTTCCGGTATCCTATGTATATTCTAAATTGCAAAATACT